TGTGCTACCTGCAAATCGACCATAACCACAACGGCTAATGGTAGCAACTATTCTTACACCTTCGTACATGAGGAGTGCGGAGCGAATCTTCGTGCTGTTAATGGCAAGACTAAGAAGAGCAGTGCCAACGGCATGAAGTCCACGACAACAACTTATTGCTATTGAGGTATGCACGGATTCACAAATTACCAGCAATCAAAAGCCCTGTACGAACGGGGGTATAGGCATCCTGAGCCGATGCTTGTCATTAAAGATGATGGCAAATACAGCATGTATTGGATGGACTATGGCACAACTAACGGCTGGTATCCAATATTCTCCCTTGCCGACATCGTAACAATGCAGGGTGAGCGGTTCTACATGCCACCACAGGTGAGTGTAGCGGAGGTGATTGAGTACAATATGAAGTACATGCTTGAGAACGATGAAGCGAAAGTACAGGAATGCAATCAGAGGTTGAGGGGGGAGTACGAATAATTAATTGAACTTTTAAACAAAATACCAATCATGAACCAGAATTATTTAAACTTCATTGAATCAAAGCGACACTCGATAGGTCAATTTGGGTTTGATGCGTCATTTATCCCAGATATTGCATTTGATTTCCAAAAGGCAATAATTGAGCGTGCCGTTAAAAAGGGCAGAATGGCAATATTTGCAGATACAGGATTAGGCAAGACCTTAATTCAAATATCAATCGCTCAAAATATAGTTGAGAAAACAAATGGAAGAGTGTTAATATTAACGCCTCTTGCAGTAGCATTCCAATTTATTTTAGAGGCTGAAAAAATAGGGGTATCTGATATTGAATACTCAAAAGATGGAAGTTTTACAAAGAAAATAGTAATTTGCAACTATGAAAGGCTTCATTATTTTAATAGCAATGATTTTCAAGGTGTAATACTTGATGAATCCAGCATATTAAAAAACTTTGAGGGTAAAATAAAAAATTCAGTGACCGCATTTGTAAAGAAAATCCCTTATAGATTTTTATCTACGGCTACACCTGCACCTAATGATTATATTGAATTAGGTACAAGTTCCGAAGCACTTGGGTACATGGGGTACATGGATATGCTGACTAAGTTTTTCAAGAACAATCAAAATAGTGTTGATTCCAATAATAGAAACATAGGCAACAAATACTATTTAAAGGGGCATGCCGAAAAAAGTTTTTTTCAGTGGGTTAATCAATGGGCACTTATGATTAAAAAGCCTTCTGACTTAGGATTTTCGGATGAACGATATTCTTTACCTGAATTGCAAATATGTGACCACATTGTAAAGAACCAATCTATAATAGATGTAAATGGTCAAATATTAATGTTTACCCCGATAGCCCGCAGTTTCAGCGAGGTTCGGCACGAGCAAAAGCAAACGGTAAAACAGCGTTGTGAAAAGGCGGTAGAATTGACTCAAAACAAAACTTCTGTATATTGGTGCAATCTTAATGAGGAAAGTTCTTTATTATCAAAATTAGACCCAGAAGCCTATGAGTTAATAGGGTCTATGAGTATCGAGAAAAAAGAAGATATATTATTAGGGTTTGCAAAAGGTGAAATTAAAAGAATTATTACCAAGGCTAAAATAACAGGATTCGGGTTAAATTGGCAACACTGCAATCACTCTGTAATTTTCCCAACATGGAGTTATGAGCAGTATTACCAATCAATACGCAGGTTCTGGAGGTTTGGTCAAACAAACAAGGTAACTATTGACAGGGTAATATCTGACGGACAGGAAAGGGTATTGAAAGCAATTGAGGAGAAATCAGAAAAGGCAACCCAATTGCAAAGTTTGCTGAATGATAATATCAATAATTATTATTCAGATTCAGTAAAGACAAAAAAGTTAGAATTAGTAAAACCATCATTTTTATAATCATGAAAACACAAGTAAAAAACCAAGTAGTAACAAAAAACTACGCAATGTACAACGATGATTGTATGTCAGTATTGCCTGAATTAGATTCTAATTCAATAGACCTTGTAGTGTACTCACCTCCATTTGCAGGATTGTACAATTACTCAAGTTCTGAACATGATTTTAGCAATTGTGAATCCAAGGAACAATTTTTGATTCAGTATGAATTTTTGGTAAAAGAATTAGCGAGGGTTACAAAAAAAGGTAGAATCAATGCGGTTCATTGTACAGATGTATTTGATAATACTTCAAGGTTATGGGATTTCCCGCACGAAATAATAAGGATTCACGAGGAAAATGGATTTGAGTACAGAAATAGAATTACGGTATGGAAAGAGCCATTAAAGGTAAGAATGAGAACAATGGTTCAGAGTTTAATGCACAAGTTTATAGTTGAGGACTCAACCAAATGCTTTACCGCTATGCCTGACTATGTTTTAATTTTTACGAAAAAAGGCGAAAATGAAGTACCTGTTACTCATGATTTTGGATTAAGGCAGTATTTTGGTGAAACTCCAATACTTCCCAATATTTTACAGGCGTGGAACAATGCGAACGAATCCAATTTTACTGAATCTGAATTATGGGATTACCTGAATAAGAAGTATAAAAACCATTCAGACCCTAAAAGCAATAAACTAAGTCATTATATCTGGCAGAGATACGCTTCATCCGTATGGGATGATATAAGAATAGACAATGTGCTTCCGTTTAGAGATAGCAAAGATATTGACGATGAAAAGCATGTACACCCATTGCAATTAGATGTAATTGATAGGATAGTTGAATTATACTCAAATCCAAATGAGGTTGTTTTAAGTCCGTTTGCTGGTGTTGGGTCGGAGGTTTATTCTCCAGTATCACAAGGTAGAAAAGCGATAGGGATTGAATTAAAAGAGAGTTATTTTAAGCAGGCGGTATTGAATTTAAAAGAGGCTGAAAAAAGATTTGTTGAAAGTCAACCACTATCACTATTCTAACATGACCCGCACCATCCAATTAATCCAACTCCTTCACGCCACACTTCTGTGCCATCCCGAATTGACGAACCCAACCCAAGGCGATTCGAAATCCGAGCGATACGGGAAGCGCAAGTTTAAGGACGTATTAGATAGCCTCAACCCCATCATGACCCTAATCGAACGCAACCTACCCGAAGACATGGTTGAGGCACTATACGATGAACAGCGGAATACACAGGTGCTCTTGGATGCTGTATTGGATATGAATCCTGAGCAGACAATCGAGGTAATTAAGGCGTTTAAGGAATCAAAAATAATATCATGACAACGCCACACTCAGGACAAATGGAGGTAGCCATTGCCAACCTCATAGGATATAGGCTGAACACGATTGTACCTAATGTGTCATGGGGTATGGGGTTCAGGCATGAATGCGATATGCTCATATTAGATAGCCAAAACAGGTTTACGGAAATCGAAATCAAGGTGAGTAAATCCGATTTGAAAGCAGATTTTAAGAAAGCCCACGGGCACAGCAGTAAGATAATATCGAGGCTCGTCTATGCCGTGCCACGTAACTTGCTGGAGTCAGCACTTGAACTCGTACCACAGCGTTGTGGTATAATCGTAGTGGATGAAATAGAGAAGTATGGCAAGTTGTTTTACGTTGCGAAATGGCATAGAGTTGTGCGCCACGACAAGCAGAAATCAAGCCCGACACCTGCTCAAATCCGTAAATTCATGGAATTGGGCTGCATGCGGATATGGAGCCTGAAATCACATTATAACAGATCGAAATGACAACCTACCAGCGAGCCATTGAGATACTTGGCAAAGACAGAACTCATGCAATCCTAATCAATGCCATGAACGAGGAATTGGGCATGGGCACAGGCAAGATACCCGACATTGAGGCGTTTCGACCTTGGGTTGAGATGCAGATAGTCAAGAAGAATGAAGTCGATAAATTCGAGGGTAATCAACGTGTGTTTAATCGCTACATGACCTTGGGTGAAGTTCAATCGCCTCTGCGTCAGGTTGAGATTGCCAGCATCAGGCACATACTCAGATGGTACTACTGCCATTTCGTAGACTTGACCCTGAGGCAAGCGGGTTCGATTGTGTACCCGTGCGACCATAGTACAACGCTTCACAGCAAGGATAAGGTCAAGGATATGCTATGCACGAAAGACCCATATTTTGTAACTGCTGTAAATTCTCTTAAAAGTTTTTGCGCTCAAAATCAACTATTTACGATTGATTAAAAAAAAATCTGTCGGGCGTATTTGAAAAAATGCTAACTTGCTTGCAAATCATTAAACAATCACGTTATGAACACAGAAAATCAAATCAAAAGCAAGGTTTACGAAGTTAAAGTTAATCGTAAATGGTCAAAGGTTCGTGCTACGAGTATGATAGCATTGAGCAACTGGGCACAGCAAAATAATGTATCAGATTTCAGGATGGTTGGCATGATGTCAATCTCTGAAACAAAAGCAAGCCAATCATTAGAGGTGGTTGCTTAATTAATACTCACATTTAACCAAATCAATCATGACAACCAAAACCAAAAACCGTCAGGAGCTATTCCTTGACCCCACCCACCCAAACTACGCAGAACTAATCAATGCGGGCTTAACCGAGCGTGACTACTGCGAGTTCTATCTTACCAATGATGGCAAGGCTATCGCATTTAACTTCGATGACTTAGACGAATACATGACCTACCTGAGCAAGTTGCAGGGTAGTCGGGTTGAGTGCAAACTCGATGCAAACAATGTATTAGGCTGGAAGTACACCGATTCCTATTGCCTCGATAATCGCCCAGATGGCGAGGGGTGGGTTAAGTTCGATGTGCTGACATATTCGGATGAATTGAAGAATATGATACCACCCGACAGCGCAACCGAGAGAGAGCACTTGCTGAACTGTACCTATACGGTTGTCAGACACGCATACAGTCACAAACACATGGATGTGTTCTTTAGATTTGCAGGAAGACAATTTCAAATTGAGCCAGTCGAGCGCAATCTAATGGAATGCGATGGTACTTACTTCATGGGTATTGTGTTTAACCTTAGCGATGTGAAATCATGAAAGCACTAATCACCAACGTCCGAACCTACCTACACATGCTATTCGACCGAGGCGGTGAGCCATTGTACTACTACCTGAGATTCAGAATCGCCCTGTTGTGCCTCGTGTTGCTATTTATTATGAATTGCACTACATTCTATCAGATGCGGAAATTAAACGCCGTAGCGGTGGCGAATATGAACTACAACATACTTCTACTTCGGGCTAACATCAGATTGACCCGTGAGAACGATATGCTTGCTGACCTCATGACATCTTCGGGGCAAATTGGGATAATGAAGTACTACTGCGATGATTTCAGGAAATGGCAGAACAGGCAGTTGAAGAATGCTAAAACAAATTGATATGAAACGAGAAATTTTATTCAGAGGCTATTCAGAAGCCCTAAACAAGTGGGTTGAGGGGTTATTAAACCAATATCAATCTAAGATATACATAACCCAAGAAAAAATAGAACAGCCCACTTTGGGAGACCCAGGGGGTACTTGGATTTACAATGAGTACGAAGTCCACCCCGACAGCGTGGGGCAGTTTACGGGATTGTGCGATTGCAACGGGGTGAAGATATTTGATAATGATATTATATCGGTTAAGGTTAAACATGGCTTTAATAGCGACCTGCTTAACGAGTTTAAAGAAAAGAACAATTTAGACTCTTTAAATGGAATTGGAAGTCATTTTTCTGGCATAGTTAGACTTGATTTTTTGCGTGGAGTTATGTTTGAAAATCCTGAAAATGGATACCGAGAACCAATGTTTACAAGGCATTTAGATATTATGCGGAATCATTCAGAAATCACAATCACAGGCAACACATTTAAACCATAATCACATGAAAAACAAAGAACGAATTGCAATCCTTGAATCCGAAATCTCCCGCTTAAAAGTGGCGAATCGGACAGCAAATGAACGCCTTGAGGCGATTGAATCGCACTTAGCCGAACAGCACAAGGGTGCGAATTTCAGCAAATTGAACTCTTCGGAAATCCCGAACACTTGCGAAGCGGTCAAACCCGACTTCATCCCCGACTGGAAGGATGCGCCCCAAGATGCGGTGTGTGTAGCGATGGATGAGGATGGTGCTTGGCATTGGTATGACTGCATACCGAATGAGCCAATAAATATATTCCAACTTGATGGTGCTATCAAATGTGCAGGCAAAGCCACCAATGCCCACCTACTACCCCCCGACTACTGGAAATCCACGCTTATGATGCGACCTGAGTCAATATCGGATGCACCCGACTACGCCCACCTCTTACCCGAAGGCTACGAGTTTTGTCAGGAAGCAGATGCGGAGAAGTGGGTTAAGGTGGAGATGGCACCGAGTATATCAACAGAGGAACAGGCGGATATCGGGGATATTATAATTGCTCGTTCATTTAATTTGGATTGGAAGCGTCTTTACCGCCCCATACGCCCAATCCAATACAAGGTAACAACCCATGAGATTGTGACCGCTGTACCTGACCCGTACATGCCCGATTGGAGTAAAGCACCAGAGGGAACGGTAGCGCATGTGTGTGATACAAGCGGTACGGGATTTTGGCATATTATAAATATTAAAGAGTGCAGGGAGTGGGTACTCAGGCACAAATTATCCAACCTCACCCTACCCGCCGACCTTGATTGGAAGCAGTCACTTAGAGTTAAACCCAATTGATATGACCACACCAAAAACCACCCCAGTAGATTGGCTTCAAGAGAAGATACAATCGAACCTATCAGAACCCATGAGCCCGAAGTTTGCTGAATTGTTTGAGCAGGCACGGGAGATGGAGCTAGAGCAGATAATTGAAGCACATCACCAAGGCGAGATGAATGTACTTGAGGGTATATTTGAAACAGAATTAACTGAAGCACGAAATGATAAAGAGGATGCAACTATGTATTACGACAAAACCTATGGCAAATCAGAATAAATTGTACTTTGTAATTGAAATGAAATGAAAACCAAAGAAGTTAAGTTAAATGTTGAATATCGTTTTAAAAACGAAATTGTAAAGGTTGTAAAGCGAAACAAAAACAGTTGGGTTGAAAAATGGCAAATAGGCTGGGGTAAAAAAACTCAAAGAATAAGACATCAAGAGCAAATGTCTTTTTTGTTAGATAACGGACATGTGGCTTATGCGGATTCATTAAGCGTTATATAGCAATAAATGAAACCCACCACCGCCAACCCTCTGGGCGGATTGTCAGAGGGGAGAATAGATTGAATAACCATGAACACCACCAAACTCCTTAAAGACCTCGATGCACTCATAGTGGACTACGAGGCAACTCAAAATGAGAACAAGCGACTCAAGACCCTATTATACCGAATGGTAGCGACGCATGGGAATGAGATTGACCCCGTAGGTTATTTGCCCCGAAAGGGTACGAAGATACATGAGATGCGGGTGGTAAGCACAAGCAATGGGATTAACTTCGAAGTAAATCATGTTGAGCAGGTTTGCCCCAATAACAGCGAAGCGGAGGTGTGAACATGCAAAACCAAGTAAACCACCCGAACCACTTCAATCAGCACCCAATCGAGGTAATTGATATGATGCTGGCGATATACGGACGTGAAGCCGTTATTAACTTCTGCCTGCTCAATGCTTTCAAATATCGGATGCGAGCAGGGCACAAGGATGATGTAACACAGGACATTCAGAAGGCACTATGGTATGAAAGGAAGGCGAAGGAATTGGAGGTGAGCCATGCCTGACTTCACAAAATTCACACGCCATCAACTTGAACGGTGGCTATACTTTGCCGAGCACGGATTAGACCTTTACACACGCAAGCCTAAGATATGCAAATCAAAAGAAGAGCACGAGGCAATGATTGCAAAGTTTAAGGGGGAGATAGAGCAAATAAATAAATTGTTAGCGGTATGAATATAGACAGCGCAAAACTAAGGAGAATAGAGGACTGCAAAGGTAGGCTCAAAGAAATCATCGGAAACGATGCTATCATGCAACTTGCAAGGGATGGTATTTGCCCTCACTATGTAATTACAAACCCGATAACAAGAGATGAAAGTATTTGGTTTATTGCATCCGAACTCAATGAGTGGCTTGACAATAATTATTTAAGGCAGGTTGAAAATACATTTTGCCAAAAACATACATTTATTTATTTTGATAAAGAGGTGCATAAGGCAAAGGGAACTATCCCTAATGAACTATCTAAAATAAAGGACTTGTATGAATTACCAATTGAAAATATAAGCACTCCTTCAGGAATTTATTTTTTATGCAAGCGAGGCGAACTTAAATACATAGGTCAGGCAACAAATATTGCATTGAGGGTCGGAACTCATGTTAATGAGGGAATAAAAGACTTTGATAGTGTTTACTTTATAACCTGCCCTATGAATCAACTAAACGAACTTGAAACAAGCCTGATTAGGTATTTTCAACCTGAATTAAACAGAACATCAAGGGTAAGTCCAAAAGGGACAGACTTAGAATTAATTAACTCATTACTTTCCTCAACCAGTACGAACTGATTGACAGAATCGGTATTAGTAGCCACAAGGTCAATCCGAGCCATAACAGCGCAATTACGCTAATTACCAACGTTACATACACATTCATACACATCGTACAAGCACCCAAAGGAAATGCCCACCAGCGAGCATTTTTGTAACCTTTACCCTCAGCAGTGTAATCCGCCTTGTGTAAATCTTTCAGCGGTGCATTACCTGCCCATTGATTAATCCATAAGCCATAACCTGCCAACAACTGCGATGGCATAAATAGGTACTCAAGAAAATACGACCATGATGCACCCGTAAAGGATAGCACCAATATTGCAAGTGTGTAGTCCAGCATCATGTTATACAGGTATGTTTGTAAATTGAAACCAAATATGACCGTTCGCATCATTCAGGTAATTACTTGAACTCGTGCGGTCGGCTACGGGTAAGCGAACCCGAAAAAAT